TGAATTGGTAAAAATATTGGTATATCTGCATTTTCATACTTTGGTGTATTGGGCTCAAATGAACGACTACTTTGGTCCGGTAATCCTCTTGGAACATATTTTAATGCCTGAAATTTAATTCTATCTTGCTCGGTACTTCCAAGATCTTCGGGATACACCAACATAGCAGCAGTAAGTTCAGTACCCGTGGTCGGTTGAGTTATCGGAGCAGAACCGCCTTGTTGATCCGAATTTGGTGCTGCTGTCTGAGTAGGACCACCACTTGCCTGAATTATAGAATTGCCGATTGTTGATCTATATCCCTGAGAATTCTGTGCTAAATTTCTATTAAATTCTTCCGAGGCAAATGTAGATGATTCAAGAATAGTATTTCCGTTCTCTACAAAATAATCAGCGTAAATCGTCCTGGTTCCATCGTCATTTATACGATAGACTTCTCCACTTGTATTTGTAACAGGTACTGTAACGTATCTTCCCTGAGTATTCGGAAGAAGATATGGGGTTGATTCCGCCATTATAGACTTTTTAACTATTTAGACCCTTAAAACAAATCTTCTTCAGTAATAATTTTAAATTCTAATAGTCTATCTTTACACCATTCCTCAGCAGCTTTCCACTTCGCTTGATTCACTGCATAAGTTCTACACTCGTTCAAGTATGTTTTAGTTACTCTTGATTTTTTCTTCGGAGCAACAGTTTGTTTTTTTGGTTTTACTTCAATTACGTATGTTTTAATATTTCCAGATTGCTCTTTTACTTTAATTAAGTAGTCTGGAAAGTACCGATGAATTCTATTATCCACTGGTGAGATATACTTGATACAAAATTCTTCTGATGCCCAAGAAACTATGTCTGGATTATGATCACAATAATAACAAAACCGCCTTTCCCAACTACTTCTACAGACGATATTGTTTGGATTCCCCTGATACTTTTCAGGATGCGATGGTTTATAGATGCTCTTTATACTTTCCGCCATTACGTCGCATACATAATATATAAGCAAATCTATTTATAAATCGTGGCTAGATTCCCGGTAACTTCATCCGATCAGTTTCAAAATCCTGAGTTTGGTGTTGATCCGAGTGTGCCTGGATTGCCTGGATTAGATCAAAATCCACTTGGACCAACTCCAGCACCTGGTGTTCCAAATCCTACATCTTCTACGCCCGGTGATTCGCCATCATCTTCATCTGGTGGTAGTCCAACTCCATCTATAGTAAGTAATTTTAAAGTTAAGGCACTTCTATTAAATAATGCCTTAACATCTCATTATGTGTGTAAATTTCAACCACCTGGACCTGCGTTAGCGTTTATACAACAAGGTGGAGTTAATTATAATAACCCCACGAGTCAAGAACTCATTGAACTTTCTTGTTCTGAGGCATCTCTTCCAGGGTCCTCAATGATGACGAACGAAATCAATGATGATCATACTGGAGTTACTGAAAGGCACGCATACAGAAAACAATATGATGATAGAATTGATTTTACTTTTTATGTAGATCGTAATTATGATATTATAACTTTCTTTGAAAGGTGGATTTCTTACTGCGCTGGGGAAAATTTACAAACTGCTTTAGAAACTAGAAATTATTTTTATCGTGTAAATTTTCCAAATGATTATCAAACAGATGCTTTATATATTACTAAATTTGAAAGAGATGTTTTTGGAACTGCTTTAGAATACAAGTTTATCCGAGCGTATCCGATTAGTATTACATCAATGCCTGTTTCTTATGATTCCTCGCAACTATTAAAATGTACGGTATCATTTACATATATTCGTTATGTGAGAAAAGTAGTGAAGGCAGGTAGACCAACAGAACCTGGACCAACACCAGTACCAGGACTTCCATCTATAGGAAATCCAAATGTTCCTTCGACTCTTCCCGCAATTCCAGAATTCACAAATCCAGTGTTTGGTGGACCTGCTGCAGGAATTCCTTCGTTTGGAGGATCTCCACTTGCTCCACAGAGTACTGCTCCTGGAGTTCCTTCTACGTTACTTGGACAACCAACTGGATCTGGTTCAGCCACTTTAGTTAGAGGAAACAATTCGGGATCTCAGAGAACATCTGCAGGATCTCAGAGAACATCTGCAGGATCTCAGGAGTTATCTAGAGTATCAACGCAAACTGCATCAGAACCTAATTACAATAAAAATGCTGGAACTGGTGCTGTTGCTGATAACCCCAGTATATCTTTATTCTAAGTCCCAATAAACTAAAATAAATAAACCAGATAGTATTAATTGAATTTTAAAATGGTATTACCTCGCATTTCTACACCAACGTATGAACTTGAACTTCCATCTACCGGACAAACAATTAAGTATCGTCCATTTTTGGTAAAGGAAGAAAAACTTTTGGTTCTCGCTTTGGAATCTGAAGACACCAAACAAATTACTACAGCAATTAAAACTGTTATTAAAAACTGCATTGAAACAAAGGGTATTAAAGTAGAAGCATTACCTACTTTTGATATTGAATATTTGTTCTTGAATATTCGTGGAAAATCAGTCGGTGAAGAAATTGAAGTCAATCTTATCTGTCCTGATGATGAGACTACTACAGTTCCTGTAAAAATCAACGTTGATGATATTAAGGTTCAAAAGAACCCGGATCATAATAAACAAATCAAAGTTGATGATTCGATTATGATGGAAATGAAATATCCATCACTGGATCAATTTATTAAGAGTAACTTTGATTTATCCGCTGATAATACAATGGATCAATCATTTGATTTAATTGCTTCTTGTATTGATAAGATTTATACGGAAGATGAAGTTTGGGCTTCTGCTGATGTTTCTAAGAAAGAAATATTAGAGTTCTTAGAACAAATGAATTCCACTCAGTTCAAAGATATTGAAAAGTTCTTTGAAACAATGCCTAAACTATCTCATAAAGTTACTATTAAAAATCCAAATACTGAAGTTGAAAGTGAAGTTGTTCTTGAAGGGTTATCAAGTTTTTTCGCGTAAGTATGAGTCACATGGACTTGGAGAGTTACTTCAAGTTAAATTTTGCCCTGATTCAATATCATAAATGGAGTCTTACTGAAATTGAAAATATGATGCCCTTTGAAAGAGACATCTATACAATTTTATTAAAGCAACATATAGAAGAAGAAGAGCAAAAAGCACAACAGAGAGCAAATGGTTAGTAATCCAAGTAACAAAGTAAAAACCGAAGCAATCGATGAAGTAATTTTACGGTTACTTGGATTAAATCCTGGCGTTGAATTAGATTATCAGACTTATTTTAATATATTAAAAAAGAAATTAGCAATTGGAAGATTAGTTGGTAAAGAACTTCCAAGAGAAGAAGACGAACTTTTAAGGGAAGAACTTAAAAAAGTTCGTGCAATAAAAGATAAAGGATTAAGATTTAAAGTTAAGACATCAAAAGCAAAAGTTTCTGCTGGTACTACTGGTGCTGGTGTTGGTGGAGCATCGCCAAAAACAGGAGCAATTGTAAAAGCAAAAACTGCAAAGATAGTTCCTCAAAAAATTATACCAACTAATGTAAAAGATGTTACTGAGAAAAAAGAAGAAAGTGTAGGTGGTTTCAATCAGATCAAAAAAACCCTAAATTCTATCTTAGGTGTTTTAGCATCAAAGTTTAAGTTTGATAAGAAGCAATCAGATCAAGAAAGAAAAGAAAAAGAAACTGAGAAAAGAGGGAAAAGAGAAGCAGGTCTTGAAGGATTTAGAAAAGGTATCTCTGCGATCTCTGGAGCAGCAAAGAAGATGCTTGCTCCTTTTCAAAGTATCATAGATCGTATCTGGAAATTTATATTCTTCACTTTACTTGGTAGAGCATTTACTCAGTTGATGGGTTGGTTAGGTGACCCAGCAAATAAAAAGAAAATTCAAGTTCTCGGAAGATTTTTAAAGGACTGGTGGCCCACATTACTTGGTGCTGCTATTCTTTTCTTTACTCCTTTCGGAAAATTTGTTAGAGTAACTTTAAAAATAGTTGGATCTTTTGCTGGTAAATTAGTAAAGTTAATACCAAGAATAGCAAAAGCAGTTGCTGGACTAGGAAGATTTGCAGCCGCTAATCCATTAGCAACTTTAATTACAACAACTGCTGTTGCTGGAACCATAGCAAGAACAGGGGAAAGAGAGAGATTAAAACCAGAACTTGATAAGCAAAGAGAAAGCGCAGCGGCAACTCAGAAAGATCCTGGAGCTCCTTGGTATAAGAAACTTGGTGGATTTTTCGCTCAACAAGAACTAACAACAGGACAACAACAGCAGGGAATTGTTGCTCCAGTTCCAGGAGCAATGTTTAATGCTGGAGGAGAAGTACCTAAACTATCGACTGGTTATGATGGTATAGACAGCACAACAGGACAAAAAGTATCTGGATTTGGTCCTGATACTCAGATGATTATCGCTCAACCAGGCGAAGTTGTAATGAATAAAAAGACAGTTGATGCTGTAGGTGCGAATAATCTTCTTGCTTTAAATCGCCAGTATGGTGGTCCTGGTGCGAATAAACCCAAGATGGGTAAGATGTATAATACTGGTGGTATTGTTGGTAATATTACACCAGAAAGTTTAGAAAGAACTTATATACAGGGACAAAAGTCTGGAATGAATCCTGATGCATTAAAAGCAATCGGTGATGAAGCATTCTTACTTAAGAATTTCGGTGTCGGTGGAACCTGGAAAAACTTCAAGGGAAGTGGTGCTTCTGATATGAGAGGAGAACCACTACCAAGAAAACAAGGTGGTGGTATTGTTGGTATGCAGGGTGGTGGTAATATTCAGGTAAAAATTGGAAGTCCAAAGATGACTTCTTCCCGTTCTGCTTGGGATGCACTTAATAATGCTAGGACGCCATTAAAATATGCTATAGGAGACGCAAGAAAAAGATTATTTGATTTGGAAGGATTCAAAAATAGAAATATTGATAATAACGTAAGACCTTGGTGGGAAAGAATTAATCCTTTTAGGGATAAAAGAACTTTTGCTGATAAATTACCGGGCAAACCAATAGAAAACTATAGAATGCCTGGATTTGATTTAAGAGAATGGAGTGATTTAAAAAGTTTTAGAGAAAGTCCATATCCATATAACCCGAATCCAAAAAGTCCAAAAATTAAATATGCTCCTGGTGATAGATATAGAAGACCTGGAATTGATAGACCACTGATGCTTCAAGGTGGTGGAGAAGTTACTGCTGAGAGTTTAGAAAAAACTTATATTCAAGGACAAAGAAGCGGAGTAAATCCAGAGACTTTGAAGGCAATCGGCGACGAAGCATTCTTACTTAAGAATTTTGGTGTTGGTGGGACTTGGAGAAACTTTAGGGGAAGTGGTGCTTCTAATATGAGAGGAGAACCATTACCAAGAAAGCAAGGTGGAGGACCAATCCGTGGCTTAGTCAAGGAAAATAGTGGATTTAACATTCGCGGAGCAACTGCAGACAGACAACTTACTGCATTGCAACCAGGCGAGTATGTTCTTCCTGTAGATACTGTATCACGTCTTGGAACTTCTTTAATTGATAAACTTGTTGCTATGACTGATAGTAACTCCAATCCAGCAAAAGTTGGAATGAAATCCAAGAATGTACCAAACATTACTCCTCTTTCTAGAGGTGGTAGTGGTGGTATAATGACCCTCCCACCAATCGTACAATCTGCATCTGGATCTGGGAATGCAGGGAACTCTTCAGGTGCAGGTTCAAGAGCACCTGTGTTCCCTGTAGTTTCTGTAAGTGGAGCAAGACAAATTGCAGAAACCGCAAGCATTCTAGGAATAGTAGGATAGCACAATGGCGAAAATTACAAACCCATCTAAGTTACTTCCATCAGCAAAGTCCACATCAATCACTAAGATTGGAAAGTCAAACTTTACTAGTCCTCTTAAGATCTCTAAAAAAAGTACTTCAATAACAAAAGGATTACTTGATGAAAGTAATCAAAAAGATGCAGTAGATGTAAACAATAAGTTAGTTAAGGTTGAAAAGTTTTTCCAATCGGATCTTTTAGTATCTAAGAAAAAATCAGAAACCAAAAGAAAAGAAAAAGAGAAAGAAGAATTTAAAAAAGAAGAAGAAAAATTAGAAGCACCGAAGGAAGCAAAGAAATTTAATCTACCTGGTCTTTCCGTTCCAGGAATGAGTTTCTTGGATAGAATTAAAAGGTTCTTATTCTTCACTGCTCTTGGTTGGTTATTTACTAAGTTCCAAGATCAACTTCCGAAACTTCTTGGTGTAGTAAAACTCATTAGTGGAGTTTATGGTGTAGTAGAGAATACATTTAAGTTTCTTCTTTCATCTTTTGTTAGTTTTGTTGAACGTGGATATGATGCTTATGATAAGATAAGAGGAATTGCAAAGAGTATTGGTGGAGATAAAGCACAGAAAGATTTTGATAATCTATCAGGCAAGCTAAACGAATATATTAACTATGCTCTGATTGGTGGAATGGCTCTTACGGGAGCGATTGACGCTTTTGGCAAACAATTAAAAGCAGAAAAAATTGCAAAAGAAACATCTAAAAAAGCAGGTGCAAAGGAAGTAGGGAAAGGTGCCGCACAAGAATTAACTAAAAGAGCAGCGAAAAAAGGAATTATACAAAGAACCGCACAGGCATCAAGAATTGGAATAAAAAAAGGAGCTCAAGCAGTTGTTGGTAAGCAAGGTGTTAAACAATTATTAAGGTTAGCAAAAGGTCCCCTATCAAGACTTCCAATTCTTGGAGCATTAATTGAATTTGGTTTATCTTGGGCTCTTGGAGATAATCCAGGTAAAGCTGCTTTTAGAGGTGTTGGAACTTTATTACTTGGTGCTGTTGGATCTTTAATTCTTCCTGGATTTGGAACTTTTATTGGTGGATTAGCGGGCGCTGAACTAGCAGGAAAGTTATATGAAGTTTTATTTGAAAATAAAAAATCACAAGGTAACGTTCAGAGAAAACAAGGTGGCGGTTCAGTAACAAGAGGCGGAAAACCTCAAGGGCGTGGTCCATCCAGAACACTTAAGATTACGCAGAGAAGACCACCAAAAATTAAACCAAAGCAATCTCAACCAGGAAAAGATGTTGGTGGAAAGAAAAAAATACGTGAATTATATCCAGACCCATCAATAAGAACTGATATTGAAGGCGAACAGAAGGGTGCTTGGTGGAACTTGCTTCCCCCACTACCAGAAAATGCAAGTGCAGAACAGATAGCACAAAGAGAAGCAAAAATTAAGGCACTACCAAATCCATATAAGGCATTAACAAACGCAGCAAAAGTTCTTAAGGATATTCCTTTTGGTATTGGTGCTTTAATGGGAGGTGCTGTTGATATTGCTTTAGGTCAAAAGTTACCTAAAGATGCAATCAGAGGATTAAGTGGTGGAATATCACATCTAATTACTTCTATTGCAAATAGACAAATATCTGCAAGCATTTCGAATATTGAAAAAGAAGTCTCTAAAATGCAGACTGGTGGTGTGATTAAACCAAGAGATCTCACTAAAAGTAGTGAAGTGGGTCCTGCAGAAGGTATTACAAAAGCATTAGATAATCTAATTTACCAGAAAGTTGATGAGGCAATTAGAGAAGTTCAAAAGCAATTGATGCCTGGTAAGTATAATGAGTTTAAGAAAGATACTACAGGAGAGGAAGGAAAAGAGGGAACAGAACTTGATACAAGTCCAGGAAGTATGGGAAGTGTAAAGGTCACTTCAGAAAGTCCTGATTTTTGGTTACTAGTTACTGCTGCTCTGTTTGAAAATGGAATACCTACCGATGGATATCAAGGTGCTGTTGATGCAGCTCAAGCAATTTATAATAGAGTTTCTTTACCTGGATGGCCAAAAAATATAAAGGGAGTTATTTTACAACCAGGTCAGTTTCAACCAGTTAGTGACTATGGTGGAGTTAATGAGTGGGGAAAAATAAACTCAAAAGAAACTGCTATTGCATTTGCTAAAAAATATAAAGGATATACTGGAAATATTGTTGAAAAAATTGCAGCAGCATTATTAGATAGAAGTAAACAAGAAAAAGCAAGAACTTTTGTTGGACCCAGAGATAATTTTAGATCAGACTCTTTTGAAAAAAAATATGATGATCTTGATAATTCTACAGAGGTAAGTCGTTATGGCCATACTTTTGGGTTTGAACCAAGAGGTGCAAACATTGGTAGGTTTAAAAAAGGAACATTGATGCCGGCAGAAGTTAATAAAGAAGTTGTTAAAGGTAAAGTTGATGAATCTACTCCTTCTACTAAAACGGATTTAGGTAAAGGATATGGATCCGCAGGTAGCAAAATTGCAGGTGAACTTGGAAGGTTTATGAAGAAAAAAGGAGTTGTTCCTGGTAGCATTCATAGGCATCCGGAACATCCCCCATATAGTTTAACTTCGGGTCATAGTCCAGGATCTTTGCATTATCAGGGAAGAGCTATTGATCTTGGTGCTTATGCTAATGAACAAGGACCAATATTGAAAGCAGTTGCAGAATTTAATAAGATAAAAGGCGTTAAACCAGTTGAACTTCTTCATGCAGGAAATGAACCATCTGGTCATAGTGATCACGTTCATGTTGCTTATCAAGGTGGCGGAGTTGTTCCAAAACAATCTCCAAACAGAAATGTATCATCTCTAAGATCTTATCCTTCTTATGCTGATGGAGGTATGATGATTGCAATACAACCAATGATTATTGAAAAACCAGTTCCTGTACCAATGGGAAGAAGTAAAGGTATTTCTTTCCCAGTTGCTGGTGTAAATAATAGTACTGGTAATACTCCAAGTCTAAGTAAAGGATAAGATGGCGGAAAATTTTGCAGCACAGGCAGGTAGCGGCCAGATAAATTTATTTGAAGTTTATTCAAATTATAATGATCCCGTTGATGTTGCTTCAGCGTGCATTGAATTAAATTACTATGAAAGTATTCTTGATAATACAGTAAGAGCAGAGGCAACTTTTGTTGATACTGGATACAGAAAAGATGAAGATGGATCATCTGTCTTTGAGAAAGATGATGTCAATATGACTTCAGGCGAAAAAGTCTTCTTAAAGATTACTGATGGATATGAAACTCAATTAAGTTTTATTGAAGACAAACAATTACGTATTAATGGAGACCCAGGTGCATCAAGTGAAGATGTAAACAAAGTGGTCTTTAGTGTTGATATGTACTCTAAAGAAGCAATTGATAATAAGATTGCAGACAACTGGGTCTATGGAAGATATGATGGAAAAATTACAGACTCAGTGGAATCGATACTGAGAAATTGTTTGAAGACTCCTAAGAATCTTATTATTGATCCTGGACTAAACGGTTATAATTTTATAGGACATACCGAAAAACCTTTTTATCTTTGCACTTTATTAGGTAAGAAGTGTGTTCCTCAACTTCCAGATGCTTTTGGTAAACTTGCAGGGTACCTATTCTATGAAACTTATGATGGATATAATTTTAGATCCATCGATGTGCTTTTCAAACAAAAACCAAAAAGAAAGTTGATCTTTAATCAATTAATTGGAGAAATACCTGAGGGATATGACGGTAAAATTTTAGATTACTCATTTATTGGAACTATAAATCTTGATAAACTTGTTAATTCTGGTGCTATGTCTACAATCAGAAAACAAGAATTTAACAGAATGAAGAATGTCTATAATGAGGTATCTATAGGATCATCTATTTCATATATGGGTGATAACAATGGTGGGTTGGAAAGACCAAAGATTGCTGAGGACTTGAAGATACAAGAAAAACCCACTCGTACTGTAAGTGCTAAGATGTCTGATGATGGTATTCTTCCTACAGGTACAACTCTAGCTCAACAGATACCATTGTCTCAACAACCAAACTTTAATATGGATGAGATTATAAGACAGTCAATAATGAGATACAATCAATTATATTCAAATAAACTTTCTATTGCTATTGCTGGAGACTTTAGATTAAGAGCAGGCGATTTGATTTACTGTGACTTCCCAGAAGTTTCCGGAAAGACTAGTAGAGTTGTAAGCCAGAAAGTTGGTGGTATATATATGATAGCGGATGTGTGTCACCGCATAACAAAAAATAATTGTTATACAAGACTCAATCTAGTTAGAGATTCAATTTACAGAAAGCCATTTAAGTAAAATGGAAAAATCAATTCAACAACACATTAATAATGATCGCGATGAGTTAGATAACCCTAACACAAGCGGACAACGCCGTCGTCATTTGGAAGACGAATTAGAGCACTTAGAAAAGTATCAAGCAAATCATCCAGATACTGATCATGATCCAACTCCATTTGAAATGTACTGTGATGAGAACCCTAATGCCTTAGAGTGTAGAATTTACGACTGAGATAATCAATGAACGATAATTTTTTTGATGACGAATCAGCCCACTCTATGCTTATGTACTGGTGGCATGGAGTCATTGTTGACGACATGTACTGGGCAGGTTGCACTAATGATGATAGATCTAATGAGTACTCTAAAATACATAATGCGGATAAGTTAGAGGCTCGTCCAAGAAAAGGATGGGGTAAGAGGTATAAAGTCGCTGTTGTAGGAAGACACTACGCAATCAAAGGAAAATCAGATGAAGCAGATCTGCTGGAGATGGCGGAAGTTGTTTATCCAGTTACAGCAGGATCTGGTCTTGGTGGAACAAAACAAACTTCCGCGCTGAGACAAGGAGCACATGTAATTGGTTTTTATGCTGACGGAAAAGAAGGAAGAAATCCTGTAATTCTTGGATGCTTTGGTGTAAACGAACAGAATGAACCAAGTATATTTCAAGGAGATCCTCCACAGTTCTTTCAGTTAAGAACTGCAAACAAAGGAATGTGTGGGGAAAAATTAAAAAAAGTCCCAGAAAAGGATCAGAATTTAGAGAAAGATAAAAAACCAATTGAAGCAAATGCAAGTCCTCAACAAGCAAGCATTGCACACCAAACAAAACTTTATGATGGTAACGTAAAAGAACCGATATATAAACCACTAAAGTGTGAGGGGCCCGCTGATATTATTAGCAATATAAAATTACTATTAAACAAATTATCTTATTACACCAATCTAGCAAAGAGAGGTGCTTCTGACCTTGTATCAAGTATTGATGGGATAATCAAATCAGTAACAAGGGCAATAGCAGGTCTTACAAACACTCTTTTAGATCGTGCGAGAGGATTTCTTATTAATTTAATTAATAAAGGGATTTCTGGAGTGATGAATCTCCTCCCTCCTTTCCTAAGACCTGGATTTAATTTAAATGTCCAAGGAGCACTGAGTGGTTTAGCATGTGCTTTCAATAAAATTAAAGATAAGGTTCTTGGTGTTGTAAAAAACCTTACTAAGCAGTTTATTGATAATTATGTAACTGCTCCCTTATGTGCTGCAACTTCATTTGTTGGTGCTTTACTTGGAAATGTACTTGGTCAGATTAATGGCGCTGTCGATACTGCAGTTAACGCGATTAATTCTGTTATAAACATTGGTGCTGGATTTGCAGATAAAGTTCTTGACGTTCTAGACTTTGTTTTAGATCTTCTTGGATTTTTTGAATGTGATACTGACGAGAAGAAATGTCCAGATACTAAACAATGGAGTTTCTGGAATGGACCAAAAGATATTGAAGTGGAGGTTGAAGCAGGGATAAGTAGAAAGATAAGAAATATTATTAGTGAAGTTGAAACTGCATTGCCTGGAAGTGAATCAGGAACGGCTTCAAATCCATGTAATTCAAGACAAGTTCCATGTGGTCCACCAAGAGTACAAATCGTTGGTGGAGGTGGCCGCGGTGCTGAAGCAAATGCAGTTGTAAGTGCGACTGGAGCAATTTTAGGTCTTGACTTCTCTGCTTTTGGTTCTGGATATACATACGAACCGCAGATTAGAGTTATAGACTCCTGTGGTATTGGTGGTGGTGCTGTGCTCCAACCAATTATGGAACCAACAGGAAGATTCAATCGCTTTGAACAGGAAATATTAAATCTTACTGGTGCTATTCCTATTGATTCAGGAACTCAGTATTTACCTGCTCCCAATGGATCTACTGGTGGTGCTGGATTTATTTTCTCCCTACCCGATGAGACTATTCTGTTTAGAACAGGAAGCACCCAAACCATTAATGGTAAAGAAGTAAATGGTGTTGGTTATGAAGTTTATTCCTGCGGAGAAACTTTCAGTGTTGTTCCTGGGGATGAAGTTTATCTACCCAATGGAACTACAGCAGATCTTTTTGGTGTAACTGGAGAAGTACAACAATCTTTAACTGGTCTTGGACCTCTTGCTAAAATTGTTATCGAAGGAACTGGAACAATTACTGCACCATGTCTTCCTACAAATGTTCCTACCTTACCACCGATAACTACTCCAATCTCTTCTGGCGAGACAACAATCGGAATTACAACTATTGCCCCATCTATTCCAGGAACCACTGCACCTTCCACCGGAACTCCTACTGAAACTGGTGGACAACCAGCACCAACTCCAGGAGTTCCGTTACCAACCACAGTTCCTGTGATAACAGTCATTGATACGGTTGTTATTACTAATCCCGGATTTGGATTTACAACAACAGATACGATTACAATTGATGATAATAAAGGTGCTGATTTAGACTTTGATGTAAATGAGAACGGTGAAGTTACTACGGTGACTGTAATTAATGGTGGTCTTGGATTTGACGAAGTTCCCTTTATTCGTATAGAATCAAAAACAGGATTTAATTTTGAAGCAGTACCAGTATTCAAATTTATTCCTGTTTCTAGCATAGACCTAAATAACATCACCATACCACCTGGTTCAAAAATTATTAGTGTAGTAGACTGTGTAGGTAAGTATAATGAGTAGTGGACCTAAGGAAACTTTTGAAGCATTAGAATATGGAAATCGCTGGGGTAAAGTATACTTTGGTGGTCTGAATCTATCTGGTCAAGGTGGTCTTGAAGCAGATGTGTTGTCTGGGATTGGATTGCAAGCATTCAATTCTTTACATTATATTCAGATGGAAAATGATGGTCCAAGAAAAGGTTGGACTCTTCAAAGAAATCCTGGTGTATGGGAAGTCAAGTGTGGCGACAATGTAAAAGAAGGTGAAATTGGTGGATACATACAGGTAGAAAATGGGGACCTAGTTCTAAAAGCACCAAATGGAAGAATTCGTCTGCAGGCAGTCGATATTGATTTAAGAGCAGATGGTTATGATGAAACAACAGGTGTTATCAACATAGATTCTAATAATGAAGTTAGAATTAAAACTGGAAAGTTTAAAGTTACTTCAGAAAATGGAATTAAGTTATTCAGTCCTCAAGCAGTAGATATAGTAAGTAATACTGCTATGAACTTAGCATCAAACTTCGTTGGTGGATTTACATCAGCAGCCGCACAACTGGGAGCAAAAGCACTCCCAGCAACAAGTCAAGTATTTGATACAGTCAATCGTTTCTTATAAAAAATATGTCTTTTCAATTTGATACACTTCATATTTCCCATCAGTTAACCACTGGTATTGGTTATCCTGAATGTTTTGGACTTGATAGAAAAGTAATTAGAGGGTCTGTTTATTTGGATGGACCGACAATCATTGGTGATGAAAATACATTTAGAACTGTAGAAGCATCATTAATGATTGGCCCCTGCAATAACACAGACTCTCCCATTCCCACATCATCATGTTTTGGAGGATTATCAATTTGTAGTAAGAATATCATAGG